ACTTGTGCTTCAGTCATAATTCGAGGGCCATCTAGTGTGACTCCCCCTGGCATTTGAACACCAGCAAATTTAGACAGGTTGCTGCCCCACTGGTATTTAATTAAAGCCGTGGCATACTGTTTTAAAAATCTATCGTTCCAAACATCAGACACTCCAGTTTTTGTGGCTGTTGCGCCAGTCACACTGGTTGCCAAGTTTGCTGTTAGAAATGCTTGTGTTGGTGAAATGATACGATTAACTTGTGCGTCTTGCCCACCAACTGTAATGATATCGCCTTCAATGATTTGTTGGTCGATTGTTGTACCAGTACCTGTGATTAAGTTTGATGTGTTCGTTGATGTAAATGTACCAGTTAATGTTACTGTATCTGGCTCTAACTTACGATAACATTCAATAACCACATATTCACCTAAGGTTGCATCACGTGACCAATCAATATCTAAAAAGATTTTGTTTTGGTGGCGATTGAATCGGTGTTGTGGATAACCAGAGAACAACATGTTTAGTGTTGTAATGTGTTGCATTGTGATTTCATATGACACATAAGATACTGATGTAAAGTCATAAAGATCATGCAGACGCAACTGATAACGAAGGTCAAACATATTGATTGATGAATTAGAATCATCAAACGGAAAGATTTTGGTTACAAAGATAACTGGATCAGGACAGTAAATGAATTTGCGGTCAATATCGTCTTGTGTAATTCTGTGCTTCATGTAAATTTTTTCAACACCATCAAAATGATAGTCGTGAAAAAACTGAAGAGCATCATCAATTCGGTCATCTACTTGATCGTCATCCACATTAATTTGGATAACAGGAAACCCTAGTCTGCGAAGACAATAATCTTTAAATTCGGTTCTTGTTATTGGTGCAGCCATTTTTTATATCTTTAAATTGTAAGGTATATTTATAAGTTAAAAATTAACTTCTAGGGAAATCTGGAAATGGTACCCAATTAGTTGTAGCTTCATCCCACAAATATGGATAACCATCAGACGGGATTGCTATTGGTGCAACATATGATACTGCTGCTTCGTTCCAAACCCATGATGCTGGTCGTTCAGCATTAAATGCGTTTTCTCTTGCTTGTGCAATTTCTTCTGCTGTTGGTTCAGGCATGTTTTCTAAGTCTATCATTTTTTACCTTTATTATTTTAGTTTATTATTATGAACCGTAAGATGCAGCTGCTAAAGCAGCTCTAGCAGTACCAACACCACTGGTATCAGTTGCAACTACCCCAGTGTTTGATACTAGGTTCGTTAGTGATGATACGTCGGCCGCTTGGCCATAACCAAAGATAGCTTTATCAGTTCCATATCCAGCAGCTGCTAGTCCATACCTAGCAGTACCAACACCAGTAGTGTCCGTAGCAACCACACCAGTATTTGACACTAAATTAGTTATTGAAGTTGTTAATCCGTATCCAAATATTGCTTTATCGGTGCCATACTTAGCACCGGCCCATTGGTTTCTAACACTACCTGAGGCAGAAGTATCAGTTGCAACTACCCCAGTGTTTGATACTAGGTTGGTTATTGCGGTGTTTTCACCATATGCAAATATAGCTTTATCGGTGCCATAACCAGCAGCTGCTAGGCCCGTTCTAGCAGTACCAACTCCTGCCGTATCTGTTGCAACAACTCCGGTGTTTGATACTAAATTCGTCATTGATCTGGCCGCGCTGCTGCTGTAACCATATCCAAATATAGCTTTATCAGTTCCATAACCTGCGGCCGCCAAATAATATCTTGCAGTACCAACACCAGTAACATCAGCAGCAACAACACCTGTGTTCGATACTAGGTTGGTCATTGATACGGTTGCATTTGAAATATTGTATCCATATCCGAAAATAGCCCTAATATTTGCAGCTGCAGCCGCATAAAAACTAGTCGGCCACAATCCAGCAAGTCTTCTGCTTCGGTACTCGTAACCCCAAAGTGGTCCTGTAATATTTGTATCTGCCATTTTTTATTATTTTAGTTTATTGTTTATGACAGTGAAAAACCAGCAGCTGCATGAAAATATCTAGCAGTACCAGAAGCAGCAGTATCAGTAGCTACTACACCTGTATTTGACACTAAGTTAGTTATTAATGTTCCAACAGTAGTTAATCCATGTCCAAATATAGCCTTATCGGCACCATATCCAGAAGCGGCTAAATTCATACGAACAGTACCCACACCAGTAGTATCAGTAGCAACAACACCTGTATTGGACACTAGATTGGTCACAGATATCTTACCGCCGGCACCCTCACCATATCCAAATATAGCTTTATTAGTACCATACCTAGATGCAGCAAGTCCATATCTAGCAGTACCAACACCTGTGGTATTGCTAGCAACAACACCTGTGTTTGATACTAGGTTGACCGTTGCAAGATAAGCACCAGCAAATCCATATCCAAATATAGCTTTGTCTGAATCGTAACCTGCAGCAGCCGGTTGCCGGCGTGCAGTACCAACACCAGTAACATCAGCAGCAACTACACCAGTGTTTGATACTAGGTTTGTCATTGAATAATTAGGTCCATTGTAACCATATCCAAATATAGCTTTATCGATACCGTAACCGGCAGCTGCCAATTCAAGTCTTACAGTACCAACGCCAGTAGTATTTGTAGCGACTACACCAGTGTTTGATACTAGATTGGTTAACGATTCTCCACCATTAGCAACCGAAGATCCATATCCAAATATAGCTTTATCATTGCCATAAGTTGCAGCTGCCAATCCATATCTAGCAGTACCAACACCTGTGGTATCAGTAGCAACAACACCTGTATTCGACACTAGGTTGGTTATCGACACATTGGTACCACTCGCATTGCCTCCATAACCAAATATAGCCTTTTGAGTTGCGGCCACTGTTAAGACATAAACACTAGTCGGCCAAAAGCCATCTGCTCTCAGATCATTCATACCACGCAACGAAAAAATGTCGTTTAAAAGACTCATTTGTTTTACTCGGTTGTATCGTTACCAATTAATCCAACAACATCGTTCTTTGTCAACAAAGATGTTTCATTTGGAATAAGGCCAACTAATTTAAGTGATTCTAGTGTTTGTGGATTGCTCATTGCATTTAACAATTTTGCAGGACTTGGTCTACCATTGGCAATAATTTCTGCCTGAATTTCACGCCCAACAGTTACAGTAAATTCATAGTTAGCATTTTCCTCAAACATCTCATCATCTGTATAAGGTGTGCCGTCTTCATGTTTAAGTCTTGTTGGTTCAACTTCAGTATAAAGTTCTGCCATTAACTTTTCCAATATCTTAATCTCTTTACGATTAAGTTCGAACGCATGTTTTTGGTCATCTAAGTGTGATTCTAATTCCAGAATTTCAGCCCGCAAATTTAAAATAAGGTGCTTTGCTGCCGGTATTTCTCTTAGATGATTCAACTCTTCTAGTTTAGCTTGATATTTAAGTTCAGCACATTCTTCAAGTACTGCTGCTCGTTTTCTACCGACTAAGAAGCCTTGTAGAGTTTTAATTTTTTCCCACGGTGTGCTACCAATAACTTGGTAACGATAGTTGAATTCAGAGTTTAGATTTGACGCCATAATTTATCCATAAAAAAGGTTGTTGTAAAAAAAATATTTAGGTCGATTAAATTCTATGAACCGTAAGATGCGGCCGCAAGTAATTGTCTAGCAGTACCAACACCAGCAGTATCAGTAGCAACTACACCAGTGTTTGATACTAAATTGGTTATTGCTGTATTTGTACCTGCATTACCATATCCAAATATAGCTTTATCAGTCCCATACCCCGCGGCTGCTAATCCGTTTCTAGCTGTACCAACACCAGCAGTGTCAGTAGCAACTACACCAGTGTTTGATACTAGGTTGGTCATTGACAATAATGCACCGGTGAGACCATATCCAAATATAGCTTTATCAGTTCCATACCCAGCGGCCGCCAATGAACTTCTAGCAGTACCAACACCAGTAGTATTGGTAGCTACTACACCTGTATTTGATACTAAGTTGGTTATTGCAGAATCTGATGGCGCGGTACCATATCCAAAGATAGCTTTATCAGTTCCATACCCAGCAGCCGCCAAAGCACTTCTAGCAGTACCAACACCAGCAGTATCGGTAGCTACCACACCTGTATTTGAAACTAGATTGGTTATTGCTGTGAATGCAGTACCATATCCATATCCAAAGATAGCTTTATCAGTGCCATAACCGGCAGCCGCAATTTCATATCTAGCAGTGCCTACCCCAGCAGTATCGGTAGCTACCACACCTGTATTTGAAACTAGATTGGTTATTGCTGTGTTGGGCGCAGCAAAACCATACCCAAATATAGCTTTATCGGTTCCATACCCTGCGGCCGCCAGCGCTCTTCTTATGGTACCTACACCGGCTGTGTCAGTAGCAACTACACCTGTATCCGATACTAAATTGGTCATTGATAGATTGGCGCTGGTATATCCATATCCAAATATTGCTTTTTTACTTACCAGTGGTGCCAGCTCATCAGTGAATGTTATTGAACCGGAACTGGTGAAAGTATACACTCTATAACCACCAGCAAGTGTGACTGTTGGTGAACCAGTGGTTGCTGTGGCTGCTGCAAATGTAGCAAGATAACGAACAATAACTATACCGGATCCACCGTTACCACCGTTTTGAGCGGTCTCGGTACCTTTGCCGCCGGCACCGCCGCCGCCAGTATTAATTGTTCCTACTCCAGTTGGGTTTGGATTATCTGTAAGAGAACCACCGCCACCAATACCACCAATGCCGCCGCCGTTAGTATAGGTATGTGACCCGCCGCCACCACCGCCATAATATCCCGAAGGTGCACCTGCGTTTGTGAATTGAGCAAAATATAATCCTGCGCCACCATTTCCGGGAACGTTAGATACACCTGCACCACCTACTGCACCTGCACCACCGCCACCGCCGCCTGTACCATTGCTAGCATTTCCAAAGCCGGCACCTCCGTTGTTACCTTGACCAGCAATACCAGTACCGCCGGCTTGGCCTGATCCAGTACCGTAGTTTGTTGATCCACCACCACCAGACCCACCATTTTTTCCATTGTTAATAGGAAATTCTTCATAGTTTGCTACTCCTCCTCCACCGCCAGTTGCAGTTATAGTTGCAAATACGCTATCATTTCCTTTTCTTCCTGCTGCGTCAACAGTCGTGGCGCCTGTTCCGCCAGCACCTACTGTAACGGTAAAAGATGTGGCCAATGCCGCTGCCAATGTTGAATTTAACACGCCGCCGGCACCACCACCGCCACCTTTGGTTTTTGAAACTCCACTGCCGCCGCCGGCTACCACCAAATATTCCACTGCTATGGTCGGCAATGCGTAAACACTAGTTGGCCAAAAACCACTAGCCCTCTGGTTATAATGGTTCTGACTTGTTAATATTCCACTAATTGCCATGGTGTTTCTCTTATGCTGTGCGTTTAGCTGATACGAACACCGATACTACGTTAGCAAATGATGAATAGAAATCTAACTCATCACCAGCATACAGATATTTTGGTGCCTCACACAATTCAATTGTAGAGTTTGCAGGTAAAATAATGTCTTTGGCAATATAACCTTGTATCGTATTGCCTGAGTTTGTCCAAATAATACTGATTGCGTGGTTGCCAAATGCAGTATCTTGGTTGACAATTTTGATACTCTCAATAACTGCTGGACTACCTGTTGCAGCATAAAGTGCGGAGTAACCTGTACCAGCCAATGCAGCTGATCTATCAAAAGAAGACAATGCAGTGGTTTCGTATACAATAGTTACGTGTGCATTAGAAGAAGCAGCAGTGCCATTGACAAACGATTGCATTTTGATAATGTCGTTTGCCTTAACAACTTGCGGTTTTTTCAACATCTCTACGGAAGAACGAGATGGGATTGGAATGTTTCTAAACAACGAAACGTTTGCAGAAGAACCTGTTGGTGTAAAGTCACCAGTTACAGTCACGGCAGCATTAACATCTGGACCAATGTTTGTTACATAAATCGAATAGATTGTTGCATTGGCAGAAAACACTACAGCATTTGCCAAAGAACTTGTGATTGCGTAACCAGTTGCTACATTGATTGAAGAGTTGAATAGTCCTGAACCACCGCCGCCTGTGTTAGCCTTAACAAAGGCCGCATTAGCATATGAACTGGCTGAATTGGCAGCTGAGAAAGCACCGTTTGCATATGATGACGCAGAGGTTCCGTTATTGAATGCAGAGTTTGCCTGTGTGAAAGCACCATTGGCATAAGAACTGGCGGAGTTGGCAACACCATATGCAGCATTGGCATAAACACCAGAAGTTACTGCACGTTGATCTGCCGTGGTCGCATTTGTTGCAGCAGTATTGGCAACACCAAAAGCACCATTAGCATAAGACGATGCTGAGTTAGCGGCATCACGAACCCAAGAATCTGTTGAGTTATTGGCTGCCACGAAAGCGGCATTGGCATGAGTGTATGCAACATTTGTGTGATTGATCGGATCGTAACCACGGATAGTTGCAACATCAGTAATCAGATTGGCTGTTAAGTTAGCAATTCTAAATGTAGCGTGCGCTGTGTCGATATATGCTGAAGCATCTGGTTCTGGATCATAGTTATAAAAGAACTTCCATGTACCATCAGTCGCATCACGGAACACACCAGTGTGGTGATATGTGCCATCGTTATAATTAGCTGCGAAACCAAGATCAGGATTCGCTACGGTGTTGTTAGCGTTAAGATAAATCATGTTATCTTCAACGCTCAGATTTGTCGCTTCAACACTGAATACATTACCAGAGACACTCAAATTACCAGTGACAACAACGTCACCAGAAATAGTACCACCGGTTGCAGAGAACTTGGCATTAGCTGCAGCAAAGGCCGCATTAGCATAAGCACCAGATGTTACGGCACGTTGATCTGCCGTGGTTGCATTTGTTGCCGCAGTGTTTGCCGTTGAGTATGCGGAGTTGGCATACGAACTAGCAGCTGCTGCGGCAGTTACTGTAGTGTTGGCAGCATCAAACGCGGATTGAGTGTGGTTAGCACGTGCAAGTGGAACACCGCCAGCAGAAGAACCATCGTGTACAACAACAACTTTTTTATCGGTATCTACTGTAATCTCACCTGCGGCACCAGTAAAGGTAGATGTTTGTACAGTACTACCTCTTCTTAATTGTATCTGTGTTGGCATTTAAAAGTCCTTTTTTATATTCTATTTATGTTTAGAGTGGCCCAAAGTCCAACTCTAGAAAGTAATTTGCTGGTTTTGAAGGTTCAGTCTTTAAATCGTATGTGACAACAGTTTCTTCATCTAAAGTGTTGGCAGCCGGAACAACAGAACCGTAATCACCGGTTGGTAGATAATTGGTGGCCGCTGTTGCAGCATCATTCGTTGCTGTGTTTGCTTGAAGGAATGCTGAGTTTGCAATTGAGAATACTGAAGTTACCAATGATGAGAAGTCATTGGCTGAGTCCAAGTTTGCTGGTTGTAATTTTGTTAGTGCCATGTACTATTTATCTTACCGGTTTTTAAATGTCGAGGTTGGTGGAGTAAAGTTACTTGTATAACGTGCATAACCTTTGGTGATGCGGAGATCGTCTATGTAACCATTAAATGTTCCGTTAGGAGTTGAACCCCACGTGGTGGCATAACTAGAGCCAATTAGTAATCCTCTTGGACTTGTATCATACGGTATCACGGATGATGTTTGGCTAAATCCTTGAACACCATTTACAAAACCTCTAAACGCAGTACCCGATCTAGTCAATGCTATATGTGTCCATGTATTTGTCGGCACTATACCCATGTTACCTGTAGCAGATTCTCCACCAAGGTTATATCCTGTGTTCGTGGAACTTCCAGCAAATCTAGCATTATCTGTTGTGCCGTCAATGTAAATTTCATAACTCGCATATCCAATACCAACACCACCACCTTTATTAATCAACATATGAGTTCCTGCGGCTCCATTCCAATAAACCCAAAACTCAATCGTAAAATCTCCAGACAAGTGATGAAGTGAAGTGTATGGTATTAATATTCCATCTCCACTACCATCAAAACGCATACTACTTCCGCCAAACTTACTTTGCGTTGTGGAGATTTGTGTGTTGCCAACTGTTTCTAAATTGTTTATCATTGCGTTATCAATAATACCAGCGTTGGTCATGTTAAGTAGCAATCGTGTATTTGTGATTGAGGTTAATGGTGTGGTCGCCGGTGTAAAATTTGATGTATAATTTGCAGTGCCATTGACAATCCTTAAATCACTTACATATCCAGTAAGATATACCGTATTGGCGCCGGGGTTAGTATAACCTATATATAAATTAGAGCCGTCGGCGGTAGCTGCCCAAGACCAACCGGTGTATGCGGTTGACCCTGAAGATACACCGTTTATGTATATAGTTATAGTGGCTCCGTTTCTAACAATGGCTACATGTGCCCATGATCTAAACGGTACAGTTCCTGTTGAGTCAAAATAAGTAGGTGAACCTATATACCAATAAACTCTTACTTTATTACCTGTTGTAATTCCTGTACTAAAATAAGTACTACCAACAGCAATTACCGGTGGATAATCATATGTGTTAACACCCTGACTACTAGAATTTTGATAAACCCAGAATTCAATAGTTCCTGTACCTGTTGAACCATTTAAAAAAGATACTTGACTAGGATATGTTGATCCAGATTGTGCGTAAGACAAGTAATCCCCAGTACCATCAAAGTATGCTGACCCACCGATTGTGCTGGTACTGTATTCAGCAGTAGGACTGAATGGACTGAAACGTTGTACAGAAACATCTCCGTTCCTAGTAATAGTGAGGTTGTTTGTACTGTTATCTATAAAACGATTAGATTGACAGGTTAATAAACTTGTGTTTGCTATTGCCGTTAGTGGCGTAGTGCTTGGAGTAAATGCACTAGTATACACCGCGGTGCCTTTTACAATACGAAAATTAGAAATATAACCATTGATATATTCAACTCCATTGAATCTGGATCCAATAGTTGATGTTGCCGGAACTGCTGTATATGAGGTGGTGTCAGTGAATGTGTTGGTCAAAGCACCATTGATAAATGTACGCAATGAAGTTCCACTTCTGCTCCAGGCCACATGAGTCCATACGTTTGTATCAGTCAATGAAGCTGAGTAGTTTGATGTGCCGTTGTACCATGACAAAGCGCCACCTGCTGATCTATATAATGCCCATGCCGAGGGAGTTGAAGAATCTCGACCATCGAAGATATAAAATACCGTGTCGGCCGCGTTAGAAAAATTGACCCAAAACTCAACAGTGAAGTCGTTTGTTCCAAAATTAATAATTTGTGCCATATTTCCGGTCAAGGAATCTCCAGTACCATCAAAGTAATTACTCCAGTTACTACCATATGGACTAAATGTACCTTGAGTAGTATTACCATTACGTGTGATAGCAAAGTTGTTTGTACTACCATCTAAAAATGTATTATTCTGTGCGCCGTTGGTGCCATTACCTTTTAGCAACAACGACACGTATTTGAAGAAAGGTTCGGATACTGAAACCGTCCAAGACACAAAACGAGTCGCAGTTCTTCCTGTTTGTGTAGCAGTAGCAGTCAATTCAGAATAAACTGTTTCTTCAACTGTTGGTGTTCCAAATATTGTATTACCAGATAAAGACACACCTGTCGGTAATGTATTGGCTGCAAATGTCACACCAGAGTTTGCGTTGGCCGAACTTGTTGCAGTCAAAGTCACATTGGACATTGCTGCTTCATCTAATGTATATACTGTATTGTTAGCCAAACCCCAAGTCAACACATCGGTATTAATAGTTAGCGAGAAAGAACGTGTTGACTCCTGTAATTGTCCGTCGGATGCTTGAATTGTAAATGAATATGTTGTACTTGAGCCATCGACAGGCGCATTACCGGTGATTGTACCATTTGAATTTAGTGTTGCACCAGTCGGCAATGTACCTGATATCACCGAATATGTAATTGGTGCATCACCAGTTGCAACAATGGCAGTATTGATGTTTGCAGTTTCGTAGACTGCGCCTAGTGTTCCTGCAGTTGTTGTGAATGTTGGTAGTCCGGAATAAACTAAACCAGATACTAAAATACCTGTACCACCATTATTGTTTGTGACATAGATTGTATAACTGCCAGAACTGAGTGCTGGTGCTGTAAATGCCAATCTGCTTTGGTCAACAAATGTTACTGAAGCAATCGTTGTGGCACCAACTTGAATCGTGGCACCTGAAGCAAAACCTGAACCATTAATAACAATCGTTTGACCACCTGCAGTATCAACGGCCGTGTCATCTAGTGGAACATAAGAAACATCAGTAACCGAAAATGAAGTTACTGTTGGAACAAGAAAACTTTTTTGGTTAAATTGTTCAGCTGTTGATAAAAAACCAACACCGTCTTTTGCTCTTTTACCACGAACACCGCCATTAAACATTAAGAAATCTCCTCAAATGAACATACGCCTTGAAGTCTGCTGTTATTGCCAGCGGTCAAACGTAGTGCATCACCCTCCATTAGGTACAGAGACAATGTTTTGTCAATTGCAGTGAATGAACTGTCAGCGGCAACAGAAACAGTATTAACAATTTTAAATGCTGTTGAGTTTCTATATAAGTCAACAGTAATGTCCGATGCATTAACACCATCAATGTTTGCAATAATTAAACAGTTAATCTTATATACTTTACCACTACTGGAACCATTCTCAACAATCGCAGTTGCAGCTGTGGTGATTGACTGAACTGTTGTGTTTCCGTTAATTGTTGTTACCGCTACTATGTTTGGGTTTGCCATTTTATTTCCTTAGAATCCAAATACTATTGCCATTGCTATAGCTTTACCAGTTGATGCTTTTGTGTTTGCAGTACTAAATGCAGAGTTAGCTTGTATGTATGCTGAGTTGGCATATGACGAAGCGGCAGTTGCATCATCACTGCCATAAGACATTTCTCTAATCTGAATCTTTGTGCCAGTTGTCGGTGCAATTACAAATGTTAGAGTTGTTCCAGTCAATGTATAGTCGGTGATTGGTGTTTGTACGATACCGTTTTCCATTACCATGACACTATTTGCAGTTGTTCTTGCGGAGACTGTGTAGTTTACAGTTGTACCGTCACCAGTGTAGTTTCTGGTCTGATATTGTCCAGAACCTTGAGAACCACCATAGAAAACAGAAACATCAATTGCAACACCAGTATCAGGTGCGCCAGAGAATGTTAATATGTTGCTACTGACATTGTATGCAGATTTGTGTTGTGAAATACCATCTAGTGTAACGGTAGTGAAGTTTTTGTTGAACGGAGTTACACTTAATGTAAATTCTGTGTTTGAACCATCACCAGTGAAACTATCAACGGCAACATTTAGTGATATAGAAGTATTTGCTTGTGTGAATGCCGCATTGGCTTGATTTCTAGCAAATGTGTCTGTTGTACCACCACCGCCACCAGTATTAGCAGCCGCAAAGGCTGCATTGGCATGTAAATAGGCGGCATTAGCATAAACACTTGCAGAGTTTGCAGTACCAATTGTTATGAAGTTGGCAGACGCATTGGCAGTTGCAAATGCTGTGTTGGCATAATCTTCTGCGGCCGATGAACCAATGTTTGAATAATTTGTGCCATCATTGGTGAATGTCCACTTGTCGATTGATTCGTTCCACTTCAACAGTACAGGATTAGAATCACCGCGAACAACGCGAACACCAGCATCAAGTGCAGGTACACCAGTTACATCCCATGCAACATCGATAATAGAATCGTGTACTCTTAAGGTTTCAACAGTTAAGGTTGCAGTGCATCCAGAAACTGTGATGTTGCCATTAATTGTTAAGTCACCAGTAATTGTACCACCAGAAGTGGACAGTTTATTGTTTGCTGCCGTGAAAGCACCGTTGGCATACGAGGATCCAGAATTGGCAATACCGAATGCAGCATTAGCATAAGAGCCACTTGTTACTGCTTTCTGATCGGCCGTATTGGCAAACAAGAAGGCACCGTTGGCATATGAAGACGCGGAGTTGGCGGCACCAAATGCGGCATTAGCGAATGTGCCTGAAGTTACCGCACGTTGGTCGGCAGTGTTTGCGGCAAGATATGCGGAATTGGCGTAGGACTCAGAATCTGCTGAACCTATGTTACTGTAGTTGGTACCATCATTTGTGAATGTCCACTTGTCTGTGGTTTCGTTCCAGAGTATAGATGTGTTCGTGGAACTTCCACGCGCCACTTCAATGCCGGCATTCTCTGTCGGTGCAGTTGCCACCGGAATGTCGGCGTTCAAGGTGATAATGTTATCACCTAAAAGTACCGTTGTTGTGTTGGCGTATGTTGTTTGACCAGTGATGGTCAAGTTACCTGTAACATTAACATCACCAGAGATTGTACCACCAGATGTGGAGAACTTGGCGTTAGCTAATGTGTATGCTGCATTAGCGTATACACCAGATGTTACTGCACGTTGATCGGCCGTATTGGCTGCAACGAAAGCGGAGTTGGCATAAGAACCTGATGTGACAGCTCTTTGATCTGCAACATTGGCTGCGGCATAAGCAGAGTTAGCATATGAACTCGCGGCATTAGAAGCCAAACGAACCCATGAGTCAATCGCAGAACCTGATGCAATAGTGTTTGCAAATGCATAAGATGAATTGGCGTGAATGTATGCTGAGTTGGCATAATCACCAGATGTTACGGCACGCTGGTCAGCAGTAGCTGCATTCGTAGTAGCAGTGTTAGCCTGAACAAATGAACCGTTAGCATAAGAACTAGCGGAGTTAGCGACACCAAATGCACCATTAGCATATGACGAAGCACTGTTTGCCGCATTACGAACCCATGTATCGACTGCATTATTGGCAGCTGCAAAGGCTGCATTAGCATATACACCAGCAGAAATTGCAGTTAAGTTGGCTGTGTTGGCAGTAATGAATGCACTGTTAGCATAATCACTTGCTGAGTTTGCAGCTGAACGAACCCAAGTATCTGTTGAGTTGTTGGCAGCTGCAAAGGCTGCATTAGCATATACGCCAGCACTTGTTGCTTTCTGGTCAGCAGTATTTGCTTGAATGAAAGAGGCGTTAGCGTATACACCAGCGGAATTTGCGGCCAAGTATGCTGAGTTGGCATATGAACCAGAAGCATCGTTAGTGCCATAATAAGTTACTACATCAATTGGCAAACCTACAGGAGCTGCTTCTGAAAAAGTAATTACATTGCCAGTTAATGTATATGCAGACTTATGCTGCGTTACACCATTCAATGTAATTAATGTGTAGTTCTCATTTATTGGTGTTGTTGATAAAGTAAATGTTGTATTACTTCCATCAGAAACAAAAGAATCTAATGCAACACTTAAGTTGAATGCACCACCAGAAGCGTTATTTGCGGCATTAAATGCGGCATTAGCTTGAGTTCTTGCAAATGTGTCAGTTGTAGCACCACCGCCAGTGTTAGCAATTGCAAAAGCTGCATTAGCATGATTGTAAGATGCATTCGCCTGATTTCTAGCAAATGTGTCAGTAGTACCACCGCCACCTGTGTTGGCGATTGCAAATGCTGCGTTGGCGTGTAAATATGCTGAATTAGCATAAGCACCAGATGTTACGGCACGTTGGTCAGCAGTAGCTGCATTTATAGTAGCAGTGTTTGCTTGTGTATAACTTGAATTTGCATATGAAGCTGCAGAGTTTGCAGTACCAATTGCAATGAAGTTGATTGAAGCATTAGCAGATACAAAGGCTGCATTGGCATAAACACCAGCGCTTGTTGCAGTTGTGTTTGCGGTATTAGCCTGTAGATATGCAGAGTTGGCATACGAACCAGCGGAGTTGGCAGCATTTCTAGCAAAACCATCCGTAGAAGTACCACCAGATAATGAATTAGCCAAGTCGTAAGATGCTTGTGCTAAAATTGTTCCAGTATTTGCTTGAATGTATGCGGAGTTGGCATACGAACCAGCTGAAACAGAATTTATATTTGCAGTATTTGCTACAATGAATGAACTGTTAGCATATGAACCGGCAGAGTTGGCAGCTGCGAAGGCTGCGTTAGCATATACACCAGCACTTGTTGCGGTTAAGTTTGATGTGTTTGCTAATGTAAATGATGCATTTGCGTAAACACCGGATGTTACAGCTTTCTGGTCTGATGTATTAGCTACAGCAAAAGCAGAGTTAGCATATGAACCAGCAGAAACAGAATTTACATTTGCAGTATTTGCAACTGCAAAAGAACTATTAGCATAACTAGAAGCTGAATTGGCAGCGTTGCGAACCCATGTATCTACTGCATTGTTAGCAGCTGTAAAGGCTGCATTAGCATATACGCCGGCACTTGTTGCAGTTAAGTTAGTTGTATTTGCTAATGCATATGCAGAGTTGGCATAATCACCAGAAGTTACTGCACGTTGGTCAGCAGTAGCCGCATTGGTGATTGCAGTATTAGCCTGAGTGTATGCGGAGTTGGCATATGAACCACTTGTTATTGCTTTTTGGTCAGCAGTATTAGCTGCAACAAAAGCACCATTAGCATATGAACTTGCTGAGTTAGCAGCTGAACGAACCCATGTATCTACTGCATTGTTAGCAGCTGCAAAGGCCGCATTGGCTTGAGTTAAAGCTAATGCGGTATTCGATGCAACAAAAGAAACAGGTTGTTGAATAACAATGTTGCCAACCATACCTGAGTGTACTTGACATTGATACACATAAGTTAAACCAACCAGATCAAATGGAACTTTCCAATAGATGGTGCCGTTTATTTGAGCTTGTGCGCTAGAACCTGTTGATACTACACCACTAGGACTAACGTGTGTTAAACCTGTATTGTAATTGGTGCCGCCAGCTGATTCACGCAACATGAACGGATGACCAGTTACATTATCTAAAAAGAATGCTATTGTTTCACCGGCAGACACATATATCGCAGGATTGTTTCCTGAATATTGGTCAACACTATAGTACATGCCAGGAGATGTAATTGACAGTTTAGTGACAGCACTTGTAAAATTAGAGTTAGCTTGTGTGTAAGCGGCGTTAGCGTAAACACCAGAAGTTACTGCTCGTTGGTCAGCTGTGTTAGCCGCCACAAAAGAACCATTGGCATATGAAGATGCTGAGTTAGCAATATCAAACGCTGTGTTAGCATATACACCAGAAGTTACTGCTCGTTGGTCAGCTGTGTTAGCCGCGACAAAAGCACCATTGGCATATGAACTGGCAGAAGAAACATTTGTTGCAACAGTATTAGATTGAGCATAAGCGGCATTGGCATATACACCAGCACTTACACCTTTTTGGTCTGCTGTGTTAGCTGCCAAGTATGCGCTGTTTGAATAACTAGAAGCCGCATTTGCAGCGTCCCGCACCCAAGAATCAACCGCAGTACCACTTGACACTGTGTTGGCAAAAGCAAACGCCGCATTGGCATGAGCATATGCTGTATTCGTATAATTGATTGGATCATAACCACGAATTACAGCAATGTCAGTGATTAAATTAGCTGTTAAATTGGCAATTCTAAATGAAGAATGTGTTGTATCAATGTACGGCGATGCATCTGGTTCTGGTTCATAGTTATAGAAAAACTTCCATGTACCATCTGATGCGTCACGGAATAAACCAGCGTGGTGATATGTTCCATCATTATAATTACCTGCAAAACCTAAATCTGGATTAGCAACAGTATTGTTAGCATTCAGATAAATCATGTTATCTTCAACGCTTAGATTTGTAGCCTCAACACTGAATACATTACCAGAAACAACCAAATTGCCAGTAACAGTTACATCACCTGAGATTGTACCACCAGTAGAATTAAACTTAGTGTTTGCAGTATTAAAAGCTGCAGCTGCACTTAGTGTGTTTGTATTGGCTAACGCATATGCAGAGTTAGCATAAGAGCCTGCAGAGACACTTTTTTGTTCAGCCGTATTAGCCTGAGTGTATGCAGAGTTAGCATATGAACCGGATGTGACTGCTCTCTGGTCTGCGGTGTTAGCAGAAGTAAATGCTGAGTTAGCATATGAACTGGCTGAACCAGCATCAGTTGAGGCCGTGTTGGCTTGAGTGTATGCAGAGTTGGCGTATAAACCACTCGTTACTGCTTTCTGATCGGCAGTATTAGCTGCAGCAAAAGCACTATTAGCATAAGAACTTGCAGCATTAGCAACATTTCTAGCAAAACCATCTGTAGAAGTACCGCCAGATAATGAATTAGCCAAGTCGTAAGATGATTGAGCTAGAGTTGTTCCAGTATTTGCTTGTGTGTAAGCAGAATTCGCATATGAACCAGCCGAAGCAGAATTTATATTTGCAGTGTTTGCTGCAACAAAGGCAGAGTTAGCATATGAACTTGCTGAATTGGCAGCGTTGCGAACCCATGTATCGACTGCATTATTAGCAGCTGTAAAGGCAGCGTTAGCATATATGCCAGCAGAAGTTGCAGTAGTATTGGCCGTATTCGCTTGAGTGTATGCACCATTAGCAAACACACCCGAAGTTACTGCCTTCTGATCTGCCGTAGCCGCATTAGTATTTGCAGTATTAGCCTGTAGATATGCAGAGTTAGCATAATCACCAGCCGAAGATGCCTTCTGGTCAGATGTGTTGGCTGCAACAAAAGCGCCGTTAGCATAAGAACCAGAACTTGTTGCAATTGTGTTTGCTGTATTGGCCTGATCGTATGCTGAGTTGGCATACACACCTGAAGTTACTGCTTTTTGATCGGCTGTTCCAGCATTGACTAGTGCTGTGTTAGCAGTTGAGTATGCAGAGTTGGCGTAATTTGAAGCGTTGTTAGCAGATGTGAATGCTACATTGGCATACACACCAGCAGAAGTTGCAGTTTGGTTTGCGGTATTTGCTTGTTCGTAAGCAGAATTAGCATATACACCTGAAGTTACTGCTTTCTGGTCAGCTGTATTGGCGACACCAAATGCAGCATTAGCAAATACACCAGAAGTTACTGCTCGTTGATCGGCCGTATTGGCTGCCAAGAAGGCACCATTGGCATAAGAACTGGCTGAGTTGGCAAAACCATATGCACCATTAGCAAACACACCCGAAGTTACTGCCTTCTGATCTGCCGTAGCCGCATTAGTATTTGCGGTATTAGCCTGTAGATATGCAGAGTTGGCATACGAACTAGCAGATGATGCATTTGTGGTTGCAGTGTTTGCTTGACCATAAGCCGAATTGGCTTCTGTAAATGCGGAGTTAGCATATGAACTTGCAGAATTAGCCGCAACGTAACCAGAATTGGCCTGAATGTATGCGGAGTTGGCGTAATCACCAGCAGACAATGCATACAGAGATGATGTGTTGGCTTGTGCATATGCGGCATTAGCATGCAGATAAGCACCAGCAGCCGAACCAGAAGCTATCGTATTAGCTAATGCATATGCGGAGTTAGCATAAGATTCTGCCGCAGCCGAACCAATATTACTGTAAGACGAACCATCATTTGTGAATTCCCACTTGTCACTGGTTTCATTCCAACGTAATTGTGTTGGTGTTGAATCACCGCGAATAACACGAATGCCGGCATCTTCAGTCGGTGTACCTGTTGCAAAATTACTATTTAAATCAATCGTGTTATCAGCAAGAGCAATTACTTCTGTGTTGATTGTGGTTATTTGGCCAGATACAGTTAAGTTGCCAGTAACATTCAAGTCACCAGAAATTGTACCACCAGAAGAAGATAGTTTAGAATTTGCGGTTGTGAAAGCACTGTTAGCATATGAACTGGCAATTACTGATTTTGCATCAGCGGTATTTGCGGCTAGTAGTGCGGCATTAGCATATACACCAGATGTTACTGCCTTCTGATCGGCCGTATTGGCAGCTGCAAACGCAGCGTTCGCATAAGAACCAGCAGACAGAGCATTTACTGCAGCTGTATTGGCAGTTATAAAAGATGCGTTGGCATATGAACCAGCAGACAGAGCATTTACTGCAGCTGTATTGGCTGTTGTGTAACCAGAATTTGCGTATGAACCAGCAGATAAAGCATTCAGTGCGGCCGTATTGGCAGCATCAAAAGCTGCATTTGCTTGTGATCTTGCAAATGTATCAACAGAAGATGTTACGAGCGTGTTTGCTAAAGCATACGCAGCATTCGCATACACACCAGCAGATACTGCCTTCTGATCGGCCGTATTGGCTGCATCATATGCACTATTAACTTGAGTACCAATTGTAGTAATTAAAGCTCTAGCAACATTATCATTTGCAGCAGTATCAGCAACAGAAAGTTCTCTAATTTGTATATTTACATTTGAGCCTGGTGCTTGATTAAATGTTAATGTTGTTCCTAAAACTGTGTAGTCACTGAATGGAGCTTGTAAAACACCGTCTTCACTAACAATGATACTACTTTCAGATGCAGTATTTGAAACTGCAAATGTTAATGTTGAACCATCTCCTACGTAACTACGAGCAGTAAATGTACCTCTAATAGCACCACCAATTGTATTGGCCAATTGATAAGATGCATTGGCATGTAAGAACGCTGAATTGGCATAAGAACTTGCAGCTGCAGAATTTACGATACCAGTATTTGCTTGAACAAAAGCACCATTGGCATAAGAACTTGCGGAGTTTGCAACATCAAAAGCTGCATTTGCATATGCACCAGATGTTACAGCTCGTTGGTCAGCCTGTGCAGCATTAGTAGTTGCGGTGTTTGCTTGAGTATATGCTGAGTTAGCATAACTACCGGTGATAGTTATATTTGTGGCATTAGTATTTGCCTGAATGTAAGCCGCATTAGCGTGCGGTCTAGCATACAAGTCAATTGCTGATGATACTAAAGTGTTTGCTAAATTGTATGCCGCATTCGCGTGAATAAATGATGTATTGCCTTGTGCATACGCAGAGTTGGCATATGAGCCAGCAGATACTGCCTTTTGGTCGGCAGTATTGGCTGCCAAGAAGGCACCATTAGAATATGAAGATGCGGAGTTCGCGGCACCAAATGCACCATTAGCATAAGATTCTGCGGATAAAGAAGCTATGTAACGAAAGTTTGTACCATCGTTTGTAAACTCCCAATTGTCAGCTGATTCATTCCAACGGAATTGAACAGGCAATTCATCACCACGAATGACACGAATACCAGAATTTTCTGTTGGTGTTCCTGATTCAAAGTTACTGTTTAAATCAATTGTATTATCCGCAATCTTTACAATTTCAGATGTAACTGTTGTTGTTGCACCACTGATTGTTAAATTACCAGAAACAATAACATCACCAGAGATTGTACCACCAGCCGATGCAAATTTTGTGTTGGCTAAAGAGTATGATGCATTAGCATAGGCACCAGCTGCCTGAGCAAATTGAGTTGCAGTATTTGCTTGATTGAATCCAGCATTAGCATGAATGTAAGATGAGTTGGCATGTAGGTAAGCGCCAGCGGCCGAACCACCTGCAATTGTGTTAGCGAATGCATAGGCTGAATTAGCATATACACCAGCAGATACTGCTTTTTGGTCAGCAGTATTTGCCGCAACAAAAGCAGAATTTGCGGTATTTGATACTCTTTTTGCTTGACTCTTAGCCTGATCGCCTAGGTAATTTATTGTCATTTTTTAACTTATTTCAAGCACACTTAAAACAACATCTGCTGATGATGGTGTGTTGGTTTGAACTCTTAGAAAATCACCATTTGTTAATACTAATTTTTGTAATTGACCAACTGGAACCATGGAACTTCCAGGTTCGATTGTTGCTTGTTTAACCATAAATGAAGTGTTACCAGCAGAATGTACTGTTACATTTGCAGTAATGTCAGCTGATGTCACATTTGATATTGTAAAACCAATAACAGTAGATTGTACGCCAGCGCCTGCTGCATATACGTTAACTGCTGCTGTTCCAATTGCTTGTACTAAACTATTTTTAAAACTGTTTGCCATGTATAACCTCTTGAATAATTTATTTATCCGAGTGCAATTGAGAATGCCAGAGAATCTGCTATAATTGTATTGGCAGAATTATATGCTGCCTGTGCAAGTATAGTGCCTGTATTTGCTTGACTGTAAGCTGAATTGGCGTAACCTCCTGATATTACAGATTTTGCATCTGCGGTGTTTGCGGCGGCGAATGCACCATTAGCATATGAAGAAGCACTGGCCACAAAACCAGTAAGTGTGTTTGCTTGATTGTAGGCTGCTGCAGCCAAAATGCCAGCTAAAGTTGCATCACTTTGAGCTGAGCCAGCATTAGATGTGGCAGTATTAGCCTGAGTGTATGCAGAGTTGGCATAAGAACCAGCAGATGTTGCATACTGTGTTCCGGTATTTGCTTGAACATAAGCAGCATTGGCATATACACCAGCAGATACTGCCTTTTGGTCAGCAGTATTTGCTGCATCGTAACCTGCATTTGCGTGTGGTCTAGCATATGTATCAACAGCTGTTGATATCAAATTATTTGCTAAAGTATAAGCCGAGTTGGCGTGAATGTATGCTGTGTTCGCAGCACTATATGCACCATTCGCAAACACTCCAGAAATTACAGCTTTCTGATCGGCGGTTGCAGCATTGGTGTTTGCGGTGTTAGCTCTACCAAAAGCTGAATTGGCAAAGAATCCTGCGATGGTTGCTTTACTGTCTGCGGTGTTGGCATCACTCGTTGCAGTGTTTGCTTGAATGTATGCAGAGTTGGCATAATCACCAGCTGTCAGTGCTCGTTGGTCTGCCGTGTTGGCTTGTATGTAAGCAGCATTTGCGTGTACATAAGCAGTATTGGCATATACACCAGATGTTACGGCTCGTTGACTGGCAGTGTTTGCAATACTGAAACCTGAATTGGCATAAGAACCAGCTGTTGTTGCTTTCTGGTCAGCCGTAGCCGCATCTGTTGTTCCGGTATTTGCTTGAACATAAGCAGCATTGGCATATACACCAGCAGAGACTGCCTTTTGGTCAGCTATTAAAACATCACTCGAAGTCGTGTTTGCTTTACTGAATGCTGCATTAGCATATACACCAGCAGACACAGCTTTCTGGTCAGCAGTATTAGCGGCAACAAAAGCACCATTCGCATATAAACTGGCAGAGTTGGCTACATTGTAAGCACCACCAGTATATGTGATTGGATCAAAACCACGGATGAAAGCAACATCAGTAATTAAGTTTGCAGTTAAATTAGCAATTCTGAATGATGCGTGTGTCGTATCAATGTACGGTGATGCATCTGGTTCTGGTTCATAGTTATAATAGAATTTCCAAGTACCATCTGAAGCATCCCGGAACACACCAGCATGATGATATGTGCCATCGTTGTAATTACCAGCAAACCCAAGGTCAGGATTGGTGACAGTATTATTAGCGTTAAGATAAATCATATTATCTTCAACGCTGAGATTTGTTGCCTCAACACTGAATACATTACCGGAAACAATCAAATTACCAGTAACAGTTACATCACCAGAAATTGTACCACCCGAAGATGAGTATTTTGTGTTAGCTAATGCATATGCGGAGTTAGCATATGAACCGGATGTGACTGCTCTCTGATCGGCAGTATTTGCTGAATCAAAAGCCGCATTAGAATGAGGTCTTGCATACGCATCAACTGAACTGGAGACTAATGTGTTTGCTAATGCGTATGCAGAGTTAGCATACAGACCAGCAGATACTGCCTTTTGATCTGCCGTATTGGCAGCAGTAAAAGCACCATTTGCATATGAACTGCCAGATGTTGCAGTTAAATTGGCAGTATTTGCAACAACATATGATGCATTAGCGTATGTGCCAGAAGTTACAGCTCGTTGGTCAGCAGTATTAGCAGCATCATACGATGCATTGGCATTTATATAAGATGAGTTGGCATACGAACCAGCAGATACTGCCTTTTGGTCGGCCGTATTGGCTGCTAAGTATGCAGAGTTAGCATACAAACCAGCTGATGTTGCATACTGTGTGCCAGTGTTCGCCTGAGTGTAAGCAACGTTAGCATATACACCTGAAGTTACTGCTCGTTGATCTGCTGTGTTAGCCGCATCGTAAGCGGCATTAGCATAAAGACCTGATGTTACTGCTCTTTGGTCAGCAACATTGCTTGCCAAGTATGAAGAATTGGCGTGCAAATACGCAGAGTTTGCATATGAACCAGATGTTACAGCTCGCTGACTTGCAGTGTTGGAATTAGTATATGCAGCATTGGCATATACACCAGCAGATACTGCCTTTTGGTCTGCAACGTTTGATGCCAAGTATGCAGAGTTGGCATAGTCACCAGCAGTAAGTCCAATTACTGTGCCAGTATTTGCCTGTTCAAAAGCAGCATTCGCATATGTCTCACCAGAATCGGAACCAATATTACGATAGTTTGTACCATCGTTTGTAAATTGCCATCTGTCTGTCGATTCGTTCCACAAAATTAATACATTTGCAGATATACCACGCTCAACTGATATGCCTGCACTCTCCGACGGAAGACTTAATTGTGGTAAGTCAGCGTTCAGATTAATAATATTGTCGCCAACATTAAGTTGTTGTGTATTTAAATAAGTTGTTGAACCTGAAACAGTTAAGTTACCAGTAACATCAACGTCACCGGAGATTGTACCACCAGCGGAAGCAAACTTGGTGTTGGCGTGATCGAAAGCTGCATTAGCGTATACACCAGCACTTGTTGCGTACTGAGTTCCAGTGTTTGCTTGAGTGTAAGCTGCATTAGCATAAGCACCAGATGTTACGGCACGCTGACTCGCTACATTAGAATTTGTGTATGCAGAATTGGCATAAGAACTTGCCGAATTTGCGAATTGAGTTCCAGTATTTGCTTGAAGATATGCTGAGTTAGCGTAATCACCAGAAGTTACTGATCTTTGGTCAGTTGTATTAGCTGCAGCAAAAGATGCATTAGCATGAGCATAACTAGCATTAGCATATGCACCTGATGTAACAGCTCGTTGATCTGCCGTGTTGGCCGCATCGAAAGCACTGTTAGCTTTAATGTATGAAGAGTTGGCGTATGAACCTGATGTAACAGCTCTTTGATCCGCAGTGTTAGCTAGATTATATGATGCATTGGCATGAATGTATGCTGAGTTGGCATATTCACCAGATGTTACTGCTCTTTGGTCGGCTGTTGCTGCATTAGTATTAGCAGTGTTTGCTTGTGTAAAAGCTGCATTAGCATATGAATCGGATGCATCAGTTCCAATATTTAAATAATTGGATCCGTCATTTGTAAATGTCCACTTATCAGTTGTTTCATTCCACAATAACGCAACATTTGCAGAAGACCCACGCTGAACAGAAATACCAGCACTCTGTGAAGGTAAACTAAATTGGTCAATATCAGAATTCAAGTTAATAATATTATCAGCAATATTAACTTGTTCTGTGTTTAGATATGTTGTTGTGCCTTGTACTGTTAAATTACCAACAATACCAACGTCACCAGTGATTGTACCACCAGCAGAAGCAAACTTGGTATTCGCGTGGACATATGCGGCATTGGCGTGATTGTACGCCGCTGTTGTTGAACCTGATGCAATAACATTAGCAAAAGCAAAAGCAGAATTGGCGTATGAACCTGCACTTACACCTTTTTGATCGGCAGTATTAGCAGCTGCGAAAGCTGAGTTAGCATAAACACCAGCAGATTCTGCATATTGTGTACCAGTGTTTGCCTGGTTATATGCAGACGCTGCGTTTAAGGTCGTTACATTTGCTTGAGTATATGCCGCATTAGCATAAACCGATGCGGAGTTAGCTGTGTAACTTGGAGTGTTTGCTTGTACATAAGCCGCATTTGCATGTAAATAAGCAACGTTAGCATACGACTCTGCGGATGAAGATGAGATGTTGGAGAATAAAACACCATCATTAGTAAATTGCCAATATTTTACCGATTCGTTCCAACGAAGTAAAACTGGATTCTCGTCTCCACGGATAACACGAATACCAGAATTTTGTGTTGGTACTCCAATTGTTTCAGAACTAATATCAATAATCGAATCTTCAACTGTCAATGTTGGCACACTGAATCTTGCTGATGTGCCAGAAATTAACAAATTACCAGAAACTGTCAAGTCACCAGAAATTGTACCACCAGCAGCGGAAAGCTTTGTGTTTGCAGTGATAAATGCTGAATTGGCATAGTCACCTGAAGTTACTGCTCGTTGGTCAGCTCGTGCGGCGTCTGTTGTTGCAGTATTAGCTTGCACATAAGCCGCATTCGCATAACGACCAACAGTATTTGCATTTTCAAAAGCTGAGTTTGTATGTGTTCTAGCAAATGTATCAACAGCTGTAACCGATAAACTATTAGCATATGCAAAAGCACTTGTTGCAATTATAGTTGAAAGATTTGCTTGATCGAAAGCACCATTGGCTTGATTTAACGCTTGAACACCTGTTGCCAAATCGATAACTGAGTTTGCTTTTGCATATGCAGCCAAACCGATTAATATTGCAGTATTTGCCTGTGAAAAAGCAGCATTTGCAAATAGTGAATTTTGTACACCAGTATTTGCTTGAATGTAAGCCGCATTGGCGTGATTGTATGCTGATGTTACTGTATTTGCTCTGATAAATGCTGCATTAGCATATGAACCAGAAGTTATAGCACGTTGGTCGGCCGTAGCACCAATTGTGTTTGCAGTATTTGCTTGATCGAAAGCTGCTTGTGCAAATGTAGGACTTAAAGTGTTCGCAGCTGCAAAGGCTGCATTGGCATGTGACCAAGCCGAGTTTGCAACAAAACTTGGAGTGTTTGCCTGTGTATATGCTGCATTAGCATAGTTACCAGAAACAACAGCTCTGTTGTTTGCAACATTGGCTTTAGCAAAAGCTTCTTCTGCGTGAATAGTTACAACGGCGCCAACTGCAAATGCCGCATTTGCTTGCAAATACGCAGAGTTGGCATAGTCACCAGCACTTGCGGCACCAATTTGAATAGAACTGTTACCATCACTGTATAGCCATCTATTTCCAGTTTCTTCCCAAGTAATAGATGCATTTGGTTCAATACCACGATCAATTTCAATACCTGCATTTTGTGTTGGTGTGGCAGACTGCCCTATGTCAGCATTCAAGGTGATAATGTTATCACCAATGTTTAACTGATTGGAGTCGATATAAGTTAAATTACCAGATACGGTTAGATTACCTGTAACAATTAAACTGCCAGCAATTGTACCGCCAGCTGCTGACAGTTTCGTATTTGAACTTGTGAATGCAGCATTACTGTGTCGATATGCAGAGTTAGCATATGACCCAGCAACACCAACATCAGTTGAAGTGTTCTGTGCAGTATTGTATGCTAATGTTACCGAAGTTGCTAATGACGTTATTGTATTACTTAATATTGTCGTTAAATTTGTTGTAGCTAGTGCAGTATTGAAAGCAATATTTGCTTGACTGTTTGCAGTGGCCGCAGTATTTGCTGCCAAATTTGCAGAAGCAAAAGCAGAGTTGGCATATGAACTTGCTGAATTTGCAGCATCTCGAACCCAAGGATCAACTGCATTATTTGCGGCCAAGAATGCGGCATTAGCGTAAACACCAGCACTCAATGAACTAATATTAATTGTATTTGCTAAATCATATACACTATTAACATGTATATACGATAAGTTTGCCAAAGTCAACGCAGAGTTGGCTGTATTGGATATTGTTTGTACGTTAGTTGGATTTAAAACATTGGCCACCGCAAAAGCAGCATTTGCAGTGGTGAATGCAACATTGGCCTTGTCAAAAATATCTTGCGTAACAATTTGTACATTCGCAACATTAGTAATTCTACCGGTAGTATCAACTGTGATAACCGGAATATGTGTGGAATTACCAAAAGTTCCACCAGTAGTAACATTACTCAAAAATATGTTGGTGGTTGGTTCGGCTTCGCCTACGCCATAACCTTGACCAATAATCACGTTACCGGATACATCGCCACCAAAAGTTATTGTTATTGGTGAAGTAAGTGCATTTGCGGTGTTTGCAATGCCACTTAAATTACCAACGAACGTATTAGCATTGATGTTTCCATTTCCATCACGTTTAACAAAGCTGTTTGTTGTTACGTTGCTGGTTGCTCCATCAATCAAGTCAACATAATATTTACCACCAATAACATCAAAAGAACCATTTGCATTACCAATAAACATCTTATTGGAAACGAACGAATACGCAAACTCACCAGTATCTAATAATCCTGGTGTAGGCGCGGTATTAGATACCGAATACTTGGTTATAATTATCGTTGACACTTAGAATGTACCACCCTTGACTGTGGGAACATCCTTGACAACATATTTTCCTGAACCAGCTTCATATGTTAACACTTGGCCATCTGTTGCGCCTTGAGTCTCAACGTTGTTTAACTGTGACAAATTCAGATTTGCTGTTCGTGCAACTGTTACAGATGAAATGGTTGTTTTTTGTGGTTTTACTTGTACTTGTATTGCCATTTTTTATCTCGTTACGTTAGGTAGAACGGTTATGATACCTTCGAAAATTCTGGTGACTTCACCAGAATTATTATCAATTTCAACATCATAAACATATCTACCAGGCGTGAGATTGGCAGTGTTAGCTGCTGTCATGGCCATGGTGATTTCACCAATATTTGGTGTTGTAACCGTTACAACAAATGAATTTTTTGAAGAGGAATAATATGATTTCCTCATTTGTGATCGTGCAACATAACCAACAAGGTTTTGACCTACGCCGGTACCGTCATTAACTGTGATGACGGTATTAAATGTTGCACCTTGGTCTATGGTTAGTTCTACAAATTCAGCCACAAGAAACTCCTTACTTTTACTTATTTATAATGAATAGGGGCACAATAAGTTTTAATTGTTAAGTTGTTTCTTGATTTCCTCTAATTTATCATCTAACTCTTTAATAGCTTCAAAAACTAGACCCATCATTTGGCCATAAGCAACACCTTTAATTCCACCATGTTCTTCAACAGCTTCAGGTAAAACTGCTTCAACATCTTGCGCTATCAAACCAGTATGTCTCTTTGTTTTATCATCAAGGTCATTTCTGGTATATGTGTAACCAGTTAATGATCTAACTTTTGCAAGAGCACCACTAATTTTCTCAAGGTTCTCTTTAAGCTTTCTATCGGAGAAAGCCGTAATATTACCACTAGCAATGATTGCACCAGTAACAGAAAATGTGCCGGTGTATGAACCACTCATACTTAATGAGCCAGTAGTAGTGACTGTGCCAGTCAAACCATTTGATCCTGAAACTGACGTAACACCAGTACCAGAAGTTAAATATCCAGGTCCGTTTGTAAATGAACTGAGATTGGTCGGGGCGCCAGTTATTTTGCTATACGCCAAGCTTGTAATCCAAGAAGGATTAGCAAAACTACCAGTGGTAGTTACACCATTAGTAACAGAACCTGCGGTGGTGGCGCTTGTTGCATTTCCAGTAATATTCATTGTATATGTGCCGGACATTCTAGCAGCTGGCACAGTGCCTGATGTTAAGTTACTAGCATCCAAATTAGACAAATCTGTGATTACCGGCACCCAAGAAAAAGCAGAACCGGTCCACTGCAAGAATCGATCAGCTACCGTTGGTGCATCAATGAATACTGTTGTGTCCAGAGCTGATTGTACAGGAATTTTATTTGTGGCACCACCAGCAATATTAGTTGCTTTGCCTGACAACAAACTCGCAGCATTAAAGTCTATGAAGTTACCAGCATTATCACTATATTGCCATCTTGGAGGACTTATGTTTTCATTCCATCTGACGAATGCATCACTTGAAGTACCACGTTTAACTCTAATACCACCATTTTGTGTTGGACCGGATGTATCAGACAATCCATTGTTGACTGTTACAAAACCTGTGTTTGCGGCAAGTATACCTGAAATGGTGGAGTTGTAACTAATAATACCTTTTGTATTATTGAAAAATGATAAATTGCCATTAAATACAAGGTCACTCGCAACAGTTTGTGACGATGCAGATGTTCTCTGTAAGGCGCTGCTTGCGAGCGTGTTGGCTGTATTTGCTACACTGAAAGCAGCATTAACATGTGGTCTTGCGTAGAGATCGGTTGATCCAGCCGCAATTGTGTTTGCCAATGCATATGCTGAGTTGGCATAACTACCAGTGATAGTTATATTCTGTTCAGCCAGAACAAGCGAAACCACCGCACTGTTTGCAGTTGTGTATGCGGAGTTAGCATAAGAACCAGATGTGACTGCTCTTTGGTCTGCAATATTAGATAATGCAAAAGCTGCATTGGCGTAAACACCTGCCGAGTTTGCGAATTGAGTACCAGTGTTTGCTTGGTTATATGCAGAGTTAGCATGTGTTAATGCTGTGTTACCTCTAGCATAAGCACCGTTTGCAAAACTACCAACGATAGAAGATGTGTTAATTAAAAATGTGTTTGCAGTATTTGATGCTAAGAAAGCAGCGTTAGCATATACACCTGCCGAGTTTGCGGAAGTGTAAGCTGAATTGGCATAAGAACTGGCAGAATTGGCCGTTGTGTATGCTGAGTTGGCATAACCGCCGGCAAAAACGGCGGTATCATATGCAGCCTTAACAGCACTTGATGTCGCAACATTTGATGTACTATTACTTGTTACTGTTGCATTTAAGAAACTCGCATCCAAAATACCATACAAACTTGAATATGTATTACCTTTGGAAATTTTCCATTGGTCATCGGCTTCATCCCAACGAATGAATGCATCATCACCAACAACACGATTATTACGGATTGATGCATCAGCATTAGTTGCAGTATTCGAATTTAATGTGAACTCACTAGCTACATATTCGACATTACCTAAAGCGGTCCAAGTACCTTCAACTGAAATGTTACCAAGAATGCGTGCTGTTCGTAGAGTAGCTTTACCATCAACTTGAAATACTTCATCTTGAGCTGTATTTGCATATACGCGAATTGAACCGCCAGTTTTTACACTCAAGTTGTTTGATACATTAATCCATGCGGCATTCGCAGTAGAAACTTCAATGTTGTTTGAAATTAATGTGTTGGCTGTAATCGTATTTGAAGATGACAAATATGTAATTGAAGCGTTTGTAATGTTAGCATTAGCTGATGATAATGTTTGTATTGTACCAGTATTGATTGTTGCAACATTTGATGTGAGTGTCACAACATTACCAGCAATTGTAGTTCCAACTAATGTAGTCGAGGTATTAATTGTAGCAACATTGGATGACAACGTTACAACATTACCAGTAATTACGGTGCCGTTTGTGATTGTAGAATTTGTAGAAACAAGATTTTGAACAGTACCATTGTTGATTGTTGATACGTTTGATGTTAATGTGACTACATTTGCGGAAGTTCTTGCAACCAATACAGTAACATTACCATATGTTGTGTCTAATGTGCTCGAATTAATATCGGTAGAATTTAATGTGTAGTTGTCAATTATACCAATGTTTGCGTATGGCAAATAATTCAAAACACCAATCGTGGCCACACTAGCAGTTAAGTTTGGAGTAAATACATCATCCGAATACATGTAGGTGCTCAAGACACGATTGATAGTTGCTGTACCAGTATTGACATACATTACGTTTGCCACACCAGTCAATCTTAATATACCCGCGCCTGTAATATTTTGGGTAACAGATACGTTGCCGTTCGCAATAATGTTCTTCACATATACATTATTAACAACTTGAACGTCCGCACCAACCAAGATGTTATTGGCTACATTTAACGCTGATCCTGGACCTGTTACTCTGATTGTTCCGCCAGAGATTAGGTTACCGGTTGCCGCACCAACAACACCCAAAAACATGTTGTTGGCAAGAGTTAAGTTACTTTGAAACAGTACATTATTTGCCACTGACAGTGGAGTACCAGATGCCGTAATAGAGACATTTGCTGTATTTGAAATCAGTAATTGACCTTGGTCTTTATTGTATGTGAAGAACCCCAAATCATTCAAATCTGTTGCTGATTTGTTGGTCTGAATTCTCCACTGGTCAATGGTGTCGCTTCTGGCAATCGTTGGTATAGTAGTCGTTGGCATCGTTAACCTTTAACTCTTTTTTTCTAGTAATGTTTTTAACAAGTTTTTAATTTCACCAATGTCATCATTTATCGAAGATACTTGTTCTTTTAATGTATTTATTTCTTCATTTTTCGTCAATAAATTTTGTCGTATTTTCTTCCTAGCTTCATTTTCTAGGATAGCACTTTTGTTCGTATTAAGTAGAGCCTTGTTGCTCATATCCTTAACATAATTTGTTCCTTCAACTTTTACTTGCATTTGATTAACCTGCTGGCAAAGCAATGATTCGTAAGTCTTTGACAGACGGAACAACCGCTGGGTCTGAAGAAGTCATCACAATTTTAACTGCGAATGTTTTGAAAGTATTGTAAGTTACACCACTGTCGGAGGTATATGTTGCCGAATCCAATGTTAGAGAAGGTCTGAACTCAAATTCGAAGAAATCGGATTCACTCACAGAAACACTTGTCGTTGGATTGAAACATTCCATTTTCTGATAGCGTCTATCTCTAAATGGTGTCGAATCTGATGAAGATAACAATTTGTAGAATACAGTAACATCTGTACCTGATGGTCTGTTAACTGCCATATAGACACGCATATCACCGGCGTCAAAACCATCAGCAAGAACAACAGGTTTAGTGATGTACTTGGCCAAACAAGGACCAGCAGAACTGTCAAATTCAGAATTCAATACAATCGTTGCGTTTGAGGTAACGTTTGCAGTATTATTTGCATTTGGGAAAGAAATTGTAAAATCATCTAAGTAACCAAAACCAGATGAAGAAACATTCATTGAAAGAACGTTACCTTTTACTCCATCACACGACATGAAAACAGTTGCGCCTCCACCCGAAGATGAATTGATAGTAATAGTATTTGAATTAGCATAGCCTGCGCCAGGACTAATAATATTGAAGTCTTCATTGTTAATCTCTGCGTTATCAATAAAGTTTTCCCATACATTTATGTGTAAGCTTTCCAATGATACGATTGGAGAAATCGTATCTGTATTTGTGGACAGTTGATACTTAACTGTAAAGTCACCTTTATCTACTAACTCTTTTCGTCTAGAACCAAGTGTATACTTACCATCTAAACCAAAATTATATGTTACCTGTGGAACAAAACTTCTATACTGAGTTTCTTTAGCACCATTAACTGGTGTTGAAACAAAATAATAATTAGATGCAACAGGGAAATCTGAAGTCGGTTTGATTGAAGTTTCCAACAATCTAAATTTGTCAACATAATATGTTTTAGGTGGTTTTTCAGAATCTAAACTGAAGTAAGCAGCTGTGTTGGTCAAAAACTTACATCGATTTATCGTGAACATCAAATCTTCATTTAAGAACGGAACATATTCCATTGAGTTCTGTGATTTGTACAAAGTACCAACATATGGATTTTGTGACACAGTTTTATTTGTTGTTGTCAATGCACCTTTTTCAGCGACCCACATTACATAGTCTGGACTAGCAGTCAATATAACTACCGCATACAAACCTGGCTTCAAGAAAACAGGAGATGGGAAAGTAAACTTAGTACTCGTTGCAGCAACATCAACACTTGGTGAAGATGAAATATTTACTTGGTCTGGTTTCTTTGTTGTCACAGATTCTGGATACCAGAAATCTGTAGATGGTGCACCATTAACAGTTGGTCTGAGTTGAACAGTAACCGGCAAGATATCATCTTTGGCACTGAAGAATAGATCGATACTTTCAGCAAACAGTCCTAGTGGATATGATTCGGGATCAACATAAAATGTTTGCGCCAATGGATCATTATCATTTGTCGCAGGCGCTGGCGGCGCTGGTTCCGGAACCGGCGGCGGAGTAATTCTTTCTGGCGCCGGCGGTGGGTTGTTGCCGGTGTCTGTTAAGACTGATGATGTGCTCGAAGATGTCAGAACTGCTGAAGTTGTTTCACCCGTAAATTTGGTAGAAGTTGGAAAATTATAAACAGTATTGACCAGATTTGTTTTCTTAAGTGCAACACCCGATGATACAAAAGAAGCTTCAGTGAAAGCAATGGCATCTTTATCATATGTGTTATTGAAAGACTCTGTAATACGCAATAATCGTTCACCTGTTCTGAATGTTGCTTTAGGTGGATATAAAACACCACCAACATCACCAGATGGAGTGGAGTTATTTGAACCTAAAGAATACGACCAACTCAAAGTTCTTTGTGATGAAGTTGTTGTTTGTTGAATGGTTGCAACTTTTGTTGTTGTATCATAAGCAATAACATTGAATGTTACGCCCGCAACGGTTGCACCCGAAGCGGTACTCTCAACAGTGCCTCGCTGCTCTTCAGCAGTAGTGCCAATCGATCTTACTAGATACAAGACGTTCGTGTTGGCAGATGCAGCAATGTTAAATGATGGTGCATCTGAAGCCAAAGTGATGGTCGTGGCACCAACAGCTCGTGTTACACCAGACTTGTGTTCTTCCAAAGTTTCAATGTATCGTATCGATTCAGAGTTGACACCTTTGATGTATTTACCCTGTAGTGAAAGACCGGTTTCATTAATTAAAGATACATTTCTTGCAGTGTCAGCATTGATAATACGAACAATTTTATAATCTCCAGAACGAGCTTTATAATTTGTCAGGTATGTATTAACTTCAGTTTGGTCAACACCAATAACTGCAAGTTCACCTGGTTCGAATCCATTTGTAGCAGTACCAATAGTTGTTGTAATTCTATTAGGAACAACAATGTAATTGTTAACAGAAACACCATCAAAGAAAGCATAATATCTTGCATCTGGTCGTAGTGAATTGGCAACAAAAGAAATTGCTCTCGATTTTAAATATGGATTGATTGAAACATCAGTTACATAATCGCCAAGGTCAACAGTACTTGCGGTCGGCGCAGCAAGAAGTTGTTGTGTGTATTGAGCACCTTTTTTAATGTATACATCATTTGTTGTAGTTGATAATGTTCCAAAATCAAAACTGCCTAAATCGTAACCAACTCCACCACTTGTCACTCTAACTGAAGTTGTGTCTGAAACAGTTTCATACCATTTTGAATCAATAGTTTTACCAAATGGATTATTCGCATCGTTGTTCCAAGTTGGATTTTGATCCGAAATATATTTAAATGAATCATTCAAGAAATTAAATGGGTTTTCAATACCTTGTAATGAATTCAGTGTAACTCTAGCTGTTGTTTCTGTATCAGCTTCGGCTGTATACTCGGGAAACAGTTTCATGTTTCCTCTAAATGCACCAAACAACGCACTTGCAACACCTACAGTTTTTGTTGCAGCGTCTTGTTGTGCAAATAGTGATGATGTGTAATCCATCATCAAAGATTTTTTATCACCAGAACCAATAGCACGATATGAACCAGACGAAGCAGCTTGATTCCAGACCATTTTAAGTGTACGCATCAACGAAGCCGGCTTCAGCAATCCAGTGTCAACCAAACAACGATTATCAAAACCAGCATCGCCATATGTTGCTTGAACGGAATTATCAATAAAGTTGTCAACTAAAATACCATACTTGGATCTTTCTAATCCTGTTGCATCTAATATTTTTGAATCGTTGGCCGTTCTTTCCAACGTATTCAGTGCCACATAGTATTCTAAACCTCTAATTCTGGAATCGAAAGCACTAATGTCTTTCATCGTATAACGTTTGTTATTCTTAAAGTCGGCTCGAATGTCTTTAACACTTTCGGTATATGCCGGTACGAACATTGTGTATAAGTGCAAATCGTCTGGACCAACTGGTGGTGCAGTAGGCAACACATCAGGTGTTCCACTAATGATTGAAATTTCTTGTGAGGGTTTAACAACAATCTGGTCAATTCTAGGCAAGTAATATTCAAAAGACAATTCAGCCAAAGAATCAGGATCAGGATTAACTGCACCTGTCAGTGTTGTGCTGGCAACATCTCTTGTTGGTCTAAAGTCTAATGCTGCACGTGATGAAATAATTCTACCATCTTCACGATTGAAGAATTTTGGTAATTGATTATATGTTAGATTGGTCAAACCGGTATATGAATCAACAGTAAACAAACCATTATTTTGTGGAGATGGTGCGCTGCCGTGATTGAAATATTTGTACTGAATCATCAAAGATGAACCAGTCGGTGAACTATAACCACGTTTCAATTTAATTGTTGCGTGGTCATAATGTGTTTTTCTGTGGCCATTATCCAACTCATAACGATCAGTCACATCATATGCTGGATCAGTCAACATCGACATTGTAATATTGCCGGTGTTTGTTTTGGAGTCAGTAATTCTAACAATTTCATAAACGTCAGCAACTTGTAAACTAACTGGAACACCAGGAGTTTTCAGTTTATTAAGTGGAAAAGAACCACCAATACTCGAAGTGTCGTAGTGTGTCACACCAATGTCTGGAAAGACATAACCACCAGTAACAGCCGTAACGGTGCCTGTATTACCAACATTTAAAGCATCTACATCGTCCAAAACATAAGGAACTCTTGTGTGTAAATAATCGTTGGTTGGATATAAAGTTTTGGTTCTGATTGCACCGTTTGTACCATCTTCGGCTTGATTAACTTTAGTTTTGACAATAAAGTCGCAACGAACAGCAGCAGTATTCAAGTCAACTTGAATTGTTGTGCTATTAACAGCAGTAACTGTAAACAAGTTATTTGCCAATGATAAAATGGTGTTTGCGGCAATACCTGATGCTGCATTTGTTGTGGATGTGTCAGATCGCACCAAACAAACAATATTTTCTAGAATAGCAGTATCACCTATAGTACCGGCTGATCCAGCAAAAGCAAAGGTATCTGTACCAACAGTAGAGAGTGTAATTACACCGCCGCCATCGGACACTTTGTTTGAATATACTTTATTTGCAAAGAAGTCAAAGTTTGTAATCGTTCCTTCTTTTAAAGCTTCAAAAGGAATTGCAAACAACAAACTATCTTTGTTCTTTTCTGTAATGTAAGCATCGCCTGAAGAATCTCTCGATTCAGCACTAACATCACCACCCCAAAGCAATGCACCACCAGAACGAACCACTAAAGATTCTGCACCAGAGAAACCAGATTCAATCGTGAATGCGTTTGCTGATGGAGTAAATGTTAAAGCGGAATCTAATCTAATGAAATTTGAACCAGAAGATTCAATTCTGATTGGTGCCAAAGAAGCGCCAGCACCATCAGTAATATGAAAAAACATTCCCTGATAAGAGTTTGCCTGTAATGTTGTACACCATGCGGCCGGCAGGATAACGTTTGCAGATGCATTACCGGACGAAGCAAGGTTACCAATGATTGGTGTGGTGTTTGCTTCAAAAACATTCAATCTATGTGTATGTGATGAACCTAATGTTGTTGTGGTTGCACCATTGTACTTCAAATTATTAACACGAATTGTACCAATTTTTGTGGAATTATAATATGCTGTACCTTGTTTATCAATATATTGTTTAGGTACACAGTGAATATCTAATGTTGGAAATGTGGTGATATCCAAGTTTGTTGTGCCTTGGATATTTTCAACAACAACATAACTCGAATAGTTTGTAGGAATATCATAATCCGCAACATTGGAGGTTGCGCGGCCGCGATAGACACCAATCTTAGTTGGTGCAATTGTTTGGAATTCATGGCCAGCAACATATGCTTTACCTGGATCCAAAATTACACTGAAGTAATTTGGATCGACATAGTTATTGTTAGCTCGATTTGCATAATCTTCTTCTAGTGTCAATACGAATGGATCAACTGTGTAGTTGCCAGATTCATCATAAGTTCTTCTGGCCAAAGTCTTTTCAATTTCACTGTAAATTGGATATGCAACTTCTTTAGTTTTAACACCTTCAACGACACGAATAACCTCAAAGAATGCGGATTCATCTGACGAATCCAATGTGCGCTTGGATAATCGTGTAATAAGTTTTGATCTTGTGGCACCAGGTGCTTGATAATTAAATGATCCTTGGGCAGGATCCAACAATGAAGCATCATCAATCTCATCATAAATTTCTTGTTCAAATTCAATACCAATTTTATATGATGGCAAAACGTTAATTGTTGATGTGTCATAACCTAAACGATAGAAAGTTTCAAGTACCAAAAATTCAGGTAATACTTTTACGAATTGGCCCTTAAAATAATATACACCTTCTTGTATGCTGGCAACATATGAACGACCAACAGCATTTGTTGCTATGGCCTGTGCAAAAATGTTTTGGCCAGAAATTTTTATCTCATCGGATTCAACAAATTTTTCACCGCTCAGATATTTAACAACCAAGATAGGATTCGTTGTGGTATTATCAACCGAAATAACTTTAGCGCGAACAATTTTAGTTGTGTTGTAACTAATAATTGTTTTGTTTAAAAAGTTTTCCAATACAATATCTTCACCACTGTACTGTGTGTTTAACTGAATATAATATGCTCGGTCATCAAGTGAAATTTTGCCACCAACAATTGGACTACCACTTTTGAATATGTGATTACCAAATTTCTCAATCTGGTTTGCGAGGATGGTTTGTGCTTGAGTTAATTCTCTGGCTTGGACTGCATATCCAGGTCGAAATAAAACCCGCATGAAGTTCTTGTCTTCATCGAAGTCATCAAAATATGGGTCGTAGTTGAAAAGAGTTGTCATGTATTCCTCGTTAGAAACTCAATATAAATTTAATTCGATCCGTCTGATCTGGATCCCTAGTCAAAGGTTGCTGATTAATAATCATTAATGTTTTACCGGAATATAAATGTAATTCCGGATCTGTTTTTGAAACGCCAACTCGAATCGCACCACTCAGATTACCTTTAATGGTCACGTTTGGCTGGAATGTACCTAGTATGTTATTTAAAAATAGGTTATTCGTAAGTTCATCAAACGAAATAACTTGTGCTGAAAATGTTGCGGTCTCTATTGTATCACCTTGGTAAACATACTCATCGTTGTTGAAATCACCAATACCTGGAGACACATTAATCTTTGTGTATACATTATATAGTTGACTAGAAGCCAACGTTGATGTTCCAAAAACATATGGATTTTTAATCAATGAAATTTGTCTAAACTCATTTTCTGCTGGAAAATCACCAGACTCGTTGCCGGCAAAATCAACATTTAACATAATTGTATTGGCTGAAAGTTCTTCTACTGGATCATAACCATGACCATTCTGTGGTGCAAGTGAAATTGTAGCAGCTGCGTTAGACCCATTGCCGCCTGTAATATCTGTAAATATCACATTGGCTTTTGTATAATTTAAACCACGACTCTGAACAATTACGTTTTGAACACGTCCATTGGAGACATTGGCTCTCAATACTGCACCAGTACCATCACCGTTAATTGATATGATTGCTTGTGTTGAACCATTGACATAATTGTTACCAGTGTTTGTAACTTTTACAATATCAATGCTTCGATTCAAAGCAGCTGCCCGCACAAACTTATTAAAGGTAACTGGCATCCAATCGGAAGTTAAAAATCTTTCTTTTTGAGCCGTGTTTAAAGTATACATATATTTCCACTTATACCTATCGGTGGTCTGGAAATATGGTTCCTCTAATGATGTGGAAGATAGAAATAGTTGTGGTTCATCAGTAGAACTTGCACCACCATTGTTATCTAAACACTTAAAAATTTGATCCCGACTATTTAAAACATAGTAGTTTGCGTTACCGGAATCATATGTGTAATAGCTTGTGTTTGAAGTCCAGTTTCTTCTAGGAACAACATAAGAAATATCATTCAGAGACATTCTTTTTGCAACAATAGCATTATCCCAACATTGTACAAATCCCGGAATACTTTGTGTTGGTGTGGGAGCAACTTCAACTCCTTCGTTCCATGGAATTTGTTTGCCGAGCACTGCAAAAATAAAAGACTTCTTATCTTGCGGCAAATAATCGTTTGCACCAATATCAAATAGAGAGGTGAAATCTTGAGCTAACTCGGTCGAGAAATTTTTAGTAATTATTGAAGGCATGTCTTTATTTATTCAAGTTTTTGGTGATATGTTACCACAAAGGTCGAATTTGTTGTAAAATTAGTGCTAACCAAAATAGTGTTAGCATTCACAAAGGTGACCTGTTTTGTGTCATTAAACAACAAACTAATATTTGCTGTGTTGCTAGAAATCTGGAAATTCGTATATGTATAAATCGTATTTGCGTTTAGGACTTCCAATACAGTTGATGTGTTTCCTGTTGATAGTTTAATAACATCATTAGCCTGCACATCGTTGATAAAGTTTGTTGATGTACCGACAATAACATTAGAAGACGCACCAATATTAACCGTACCACTAATTTGGCGTTCAACAGATGTTAATGTAACATAATCACCAACAGAAATAATAGATGATAGGTTTGATGATGCACCTGTAGCAACCATGCTGTTCGAACCATTCGAAATATTGAATGTGTTGGCTAAAGTTTTTACAGAAATTAATATTGTTGTGTTATTTGGTCTGGTCGCAGTTGCTTCATTGGCACTAACTCTATTAACAAAAGTTTTAGTTCCGACAGGATGCACAACATCATTCAAGGCTTTCTTAAACTTAACATAATCATTTTCCGTATTGATAACATATGAAAAATTATGATACTTCGTGGAATCCTGCAATCTCTTGTCAGCACTTAATTGGCCATCTTCATTTAAGTAAATACCAGGATAACGAATCAGACCATTCTCGAAAGCAGCGGTGGCTTTAGCTTTACCGTCTCCGTAATATGATATTGCAACAACATTTGCAGAAACTGCGTTGTCGTTCGATTTAATTTGTGTAGCTTCATTCAATGTACCACTATAATTATAAATTCTCATGTGGTTATTTGATGAAACATATCTATCAACATATGCTACGAATGTTGTATTTGTATTTGATGTGCCTTGATAAATTTTAGTGTTGGCAACAAAGATTTGACCTTCAGTAACATTTGATAAAACTAAGTCAGCATTACGCAATGAAATTTGTGGCGCAGAAACATAATCATAACCATAACTGATAACCCGCAATGAAGAGATTGATCCAATTCTAGTTGTTGACAATTCAAGTTCTTCACCATCACCGAGAATCTCTGTGGCAACCAGTGAAGCTCCTGTTCCATTAGCTGTGTTGATTGTAATTAATGGTAAGTGTGCAGCATCATAACCCTCACCACCACGAATATTTTCTGGTGCGTAACTAATTGTCAAGTTTGCTCTAAAACCTGAACCTGAACCAGTATTTGATGTGAAAGGATTTAATGTTGTCGTTGGACTTGTAATGTATTTACCAGAATTTGAAACGTTAACTGAAGTGACATTACCACTACCATTAACAGTAAGCACGGTCAATACAGCAGAAGTTCCAGTTCCACCAGTTGCGGTAAATGTATTACCAACGCCGTATCCTGTTCCTGCGGTGGAAATTGTTACATTAGTTATTGCGCCAATTGTTTTTTCATTAAATTCTACAGTTCTGATACCATTGTTTGCGGCGTGTACTTGAGTAATTTGAGCATTAGCACCGATACCTCGGCCGCCAGTAGATGAGAAAATCAAATATTCACCTACGTTGTAATTTTGTCCACCACTGACAACTTGAATACGTCCTAGTGAACCTAAGGCATCAAGATTCTTTCTTAGTAGTTTGAACACCGACAAGTTGTCAATGTTGTTTTCAAATGGAATATCTAATGTTATGGTTTCGCTGGTGACTGCGATAATTGTTCTAATTTCTTCAAATCGATTCTTTAAAAACAACTTGACCTTTTCACCGACCTCAAATGTATTCGTTAAATCCTGTGATGAATCTCTGAGTATGCTACTGCCTTTAACCGCAGTGCATGATGTTATTACCAATAAATCGTCATTGTCTTCCAAATACATGCTGTAAATATTAACCTCAGGTTTTTGTTGATAACCACCACCTTGAGATTCAAGATCGACATATGAAATACTATAGAGACCTAAATCTTGATATGTCGTAACTTGGCCAATCGTTTTTGTGTTAGAACTATTGTCTAACGAATTTATAGATTGAGAATATATGGTTTCAAGTGTAACATCCGAAACATTAACATTTCGTGTATAATTTTCATCAAGTAGAGAGATGAAAGCTTTGGCTTCTGAGCCTAAAAGTCCTCCGCTAAATCCACCTCTAAAGTCAATGATAGATGAGTTTGGTGCAATTGAATTATATCTAAAACCAAATCCACCAGATTTGGTAATAATGTTTTTAACAGAACCTCTCAACACATCACCGACTGTCGCCAAAGCACCGACTGGATTACCAGATTGTGTATTTAAACCACCGACAATTGTAACTGGATCACCATCATAACCTAATTCTGGATCATATCCATTGTAATATAAACCACGATTTATCGGATCAATTTTAATTTCAGATAGTGAACCAATTAGTGTTGCAGTAACTTGAATTTGTGTATTGCCAGTAACATGTGTTCTAATCGTTTCACCAGTAGTGAACAACTTTGTAATATTTGAAACATACAATTCAACATATTCAATACCCAACTGTCGGTCAACTGATTTGATTGCTTTTTCAACAATTGCAGTTGCTTTGGATGTTTGTCCAATGATTTTTGTCTTTTCAATTTCTAAAATATTTGCATCATCATCAGTCACCCGCAGGGCCAATGGAAGAACCCATTTGCCATCAGAAGTTCGTAATACCTGTTCTTTTGGAAAACTGATTGTTATTTCTTCGTTGTACAGTATGCGGAAAAGAAACTTGACCGATTCTGGTGTTCCTTTTGAGCGATAGAATTCACCAACAATCTTTAAGAATTTTGCTTTATCCAGCAATAACTCTTGTGGAAAGAATGGTGCAATTTCTTTACGAATTTGTTCAATATAAACATTGTCGGCCAAGTCAACATCTTTGGCATCATCCAACTTTTTGGATTCCAAAACAATGTTACCATTTCTTTCCAACCACTCATAATATCGTTTGATGAATGTTGCAAAAAGCTGATGTTCTTCCCTAATAAATTCAGGAAGTTGACCTTCTACTATACTTGATAGAATTACATCTGACATTATTTTATTGGTACTATGTTGATAACAATTGTGGTAGAATCATTAACATCAAATGTTAATAATTTATTCTTTTCTGAATGAATCACGGATTTTGAAGGACGAATGTGTACAGACAATTCATCGAAATCATTTGCTACAGAAAGTGGGTTAAAATTATTGATGTAAATTTTACCTAGTGTATAATCAATCTGACCCATAACACCATTGTTGTTTTGAAAATTTAAGATTGCTTTAACACTTTGATTTGAAGTTTCTTCTGGTTTAAAATAACCAATACGTAACTGGCCATATCTATTTTCTAATACAGCTGATGCAGCTGCCAATGTACCGCCGCCGCCTGTAATTACAATAGCCGCAGTGGTGTAACCAACACCTGGATTAATCACTGTAATGTAAGACAAACGGCCATTGATAATTGTTGCTTCGGCCTTGGCACCTTGGCCATCACCTAGAATGGTAATCGTTGGTGTTGATGAGTAATTAATACCTGGATTGGTAACAGTAATTGATTCCACACCGGTAAATGATGATGGAACTTCTTCAATGAAGGCCGATCTAACAATATTATTTTCATCCAATATTGTAAAATTTGGACTTGTATAGAAGTTATCACACCAAAATCTAAAACGTAATTTGAAGATGTTGAAAGATTAGGCCTAAACTTTTTGGCAATAAAAACTTCCAATTCATTCGAAATAACAGAAATGTCACAAGAGTCAATTGCTGTTTTCAAAGCAGAAGACCTAAAGTAAGCATTGAAAGAGTTTAGATTGGAATTACAAAAATCTAAAATTGATGTTCTAACTTTGGTTCGCAGAGTGTTCAAATCCAATACTGTTTTTGTTGGGTCATAATAAACTGTAGAAATTAGTTTCAAGTAATTATAATCAACGTCAACAATCTGTGGTGTAACAGTCAGTACACTAATTGGTTTTAAAACATTTTGTAAAAAGAAATCTTTTTCGGTTTCAGTAATTTCAAAACCATCTTTAGGCTTGGCAGATATAAAAACTTTACCAAAAACTGGTGGAATATTTTCCTCTCCACCCCAAACATTTACAGCCTCAAATTGAGGATATTTCTGTTGAATTAACTTAACATAATCGTTTTTGGTGACAGCACGGTTCTGAGAAATGTATTGTAGTGGTGCAGCAAATCGAATCTCATCAACAGTTTCACGTGTTCTACCACCAGCGGCAACAGTAACAGTGCTGATTGAAAAACCGGCCAGAAAATTGATTGAGGCTGAACCTGTAAAGTTTGCGGCTTTATTTGCATCTTCTCCATTACAGATTAGATAACTCAATGTCAAAATACCACCATCGGGAAGTTTCTGTCCAATAATATCGTCACCAAAGTAAATTTGATATTTACCGTTCTGTCCTTCTTGTAGAAAATAAGTCTTAGAATCCGAAGTCAATGAAATTGAATCGTCTACAGCATTGTAAACAACAGTTTCTGTGTTTGCAGAACTTTGTTGAACGGTAACACGCAATGTTGATGTGTCCACTTTAGCATCAGGTATCTCATAGACTTGTTTAGGATTACTGCTGTTGGAGTGAGTGTATGAATATGAAAGCAGTTTGCCTTCAAAAATTTCTATATCATTATATACAAAGTTTGTTCCAGTTTTTGTAACAGTGTGGTCTTGCAAGGTAAGGAACGTGTAAATCTTACCTTCAACAGGACCACTGATGAATGTGTAACCACGTGGTATGGTCAAGTAATTTTCCTGTGATGTGGCACCATTAATCGACACATCAATTACTGCCTTAGCTGCTTTATTGGAACGTGGTGTATAACCAAGTTTCTTAGCATGAGACACAACCGAGTTTCTCAACAATGCGGTATCTAAGAAACCCTCATTTGCAACCATATTCAGGTAGTATGCATTGTAGTGCGTATTGTATGCTAAAATGTCCAAAAGAACACTCAAGCCAGCACCCTCAAAATCATAATCGGAGAATTCCGTTTGTTGTTTGAGGAATGTTTTTAAATTGGTCTTGATTGTATCAAAATCAAGTTCGGTTACTCTTAAACGATTTGCCATTTATCGTACTCGTTCTAGGAAAAAATTAATTGTTATTGGGTCTGTCATATTCATAATGTAGAATTCCATACGAACACTAAAACCATTATTGTCAACATCTGGTAAGATATCTAAAGCTTTAATCTGTGCTCTTGGTTCGTAGTTCTCAACAACCTGTCTAATCTCTCTTTCCATCGATATTGCGGTAATTTTATCGAGGTTTTCAAAAAGCAATCGGCGTACATTGGATCCCAAATCAGGCTGAAACGGTCTTTCGTAGTGGTTGGTCATCATCAAATTCTTAATTGAATTGATTACTGCCATTTCGTCCTTGTGTTTATTGATATCTTTCCGCACAGGATGTATCAAAAAGTTAAGGTCCAAATCTTTATATTGTCTGGATGCAGATGAAATTATTGTGGCCATATCTTATTTATCTACATTACCCAAGGCTATTTTTATATTTGTCTGTACCGATCAGATTGTTTATCAAATATTTTTGTGTATTACCAACTCTACCTAATGAGTTAACTTTGTTGTAATCGTCTAAAATATTCAATGAATTTCTGTAAAAGTTCCAGTCGTGCAATCTTCTGGTAGACAATAATGTATTGGCGGCAGTAACATTTGCAGATATTGTTGTGAAAACATTTGCTGACAAATTCGACACATTTACAGTTGTGGTTGTTGGGGGATCACCTTCTGTAATCGTTTCAACACGAATACTATTTCTAACGGTAACAAGGTCATTAATGATATTGTTGGCACTTGCATTGATATCATCAGTGATAAACAAACTAGTGAAATTACCCAAGAGTGGGACGCTGTTTGCAACATTATCGGTGGTGTTTGTCAACATCAAAATTTGTTCACCGGCACTAACGGCCTTGCGGTAGTCTGGAAAATAAGTAACTGTGGTGGAATTTTCTGTAACATTGGCTTTAGCTTCCGTAACACCAGAAATATTTGATGTATGACTCAAATAGTTCCCAATCTCAATAATCAAGTTTGTTAAACTGGTTCCCATTGCTGTATTAGAACCATTTTCAAAAATGTTGATGGTCTGAACAATCTGACTCATTATATTAACATTACCACTCAATCTCGCGGTAACATCAATCATTGGATTCTTAAAATAATCTGTTGCAACAATACTGCCGTTGGCCAAATCACTTTTTTGCCAAGCTTGCAATTGATCTGGTGAAGAATTTAAATAATTCTTTGCGGAATCGGACAAATTGATGGAATCTCCGAACTTACCAGTATCAAAACTAAAATTTAATCTCTCGTATACGCTAGCCATAATATTACCTCATTACATTAGTGAAAATGGTGTGCCCGTCACACCTTTTGGTGCTGGGTGTATGTGTGAATTAAATACCGCTCGCATCATTTCCATTGAACCTCTAAGATCAAGTACTTGTCCACCAAAAACTACAGGAGCATTCACTGAAGCTCCAGCATAAATGTTTGTTAACGCATTGATCTGAGTTGGAATAGCAACATCTAATCCTGCTGCAACACCACCAAGCAATGTTACATACCCCAAAGGACCAGCTCTCATACCCGTGCCAGCACTAACTTTAGTTTCAGACGTAA